ACAACTTTTGGTGCGGGGAGTTTTTTTAAATCAACTAATTCGCTCATTCTTACCGCCTAGCCATACATCATCATAATTGATGATATTGTTTTGATTTCTTGTTCTGCCCACGATTGAGCAAGTGATGCCGTTTTCTGTAAGTTGTGGTTTAAATTGGCTAATCGTCACGCGGGGTTCCCATTTGTGCAATGCCATCACCGCACTTGCGGCAAGTTGGAGCAACAAAGCGTGGTTCATTGGTCTGTCAATCAGTTCTGGAATACGGCTGCCATAATCTCGGCGTTGTAAGCGTGATCCGATTGGCGTCAATAAAATGTCTGCAATTGACTGCTTGATGTGTTCCGTTTCGGTTGTTATTTTTTCGCCTGTAAATCGATTCATTATGTAGTTGCCTGACTTGTTCGTGCTTTTTCGCCTTGTGCAATGTGGACGTGGCTTTGTAAGCTAATATTTCCGCCTTTAATGTCGCCTTTTGCTGAAATTGCCCCTTGTGTGCTAATTGCGCCCTTGCTTGTGGTTGTGCCTGTTGTAGATAAATTCCCGTCAATATTCACATTGCCTTTTATGTTGATAGTGGGGCAGTCAATATTGATTTGATTGGCGGCTTTGATATTGGCGGTTTTTATTCCTGTCACAACCAAATCGCTGTTGGCTTGGTTGTATGTGATTTTTGCGCCATCGGCAAATTCGATCACGTGTTCATCGGCTGAATGGCTTGGACTGTTTTGAGTGTAAAGCCCTGTGATGATGCACGCTGTTGTCAGTTCGCCACTTGCCGCCAAGATGACACATTGTTCGCCTTGTGTTGGCGGCGACCATGTTTTTGTTGTGCCTGATCGCAATGCGATGAATGGTATAAAATCCGTTAATATTTCACCGCACTTTACCCGTGCTTTCGCTTGTGCATAATCGACTTCGGCAATTAAGCCAAAGCGGATAATGCTTTCAATTCTTCGGTTGTTATCGGCTGACATGGGCGGATTTCTACTTGTAATAATTGCCCCTATTTTTGGTGAGTTTGTTTGATTTTGCGAGTGTGGGAAAGTGTGAAAAACGGGGTAACAAAAAAGCAAGTCAGGCGACTTGCTTATTCTGTTCGATCAATGATTGGGTTGGGTGTGTCCCATTCGCGTGGGAATGGTTCGTGTTGTGGGGAAAAAGCGATAATCACAATATGTTCATCTGATATTTTTTGATAATGAATTACAGGCCCTGATGTTTCACCGTCCAAATTCATTTTTAGCCCACTCATAGGGCTATATCTAGATCCTTTATTGTAAGGGCCACAGTGATAATGCCATATTTCGTTTTGTTGATAAACTTCTGTATTTGGAATGTCATTGAGATTATCATCAAGCCAAGATGGTTTATTTTTACCCCTTAATCGTTTCCCTTGTTCAATGGATTGCATAAAATCAAAGATAAGCTGCAATTCGTCATCTGACATGGCTTGAATGTCTTTAAAAAAGGGCGTGTTTAAACGCCCTTCTTTAAATTGTTTCGATAACTCAATCTTCATTTGTTATCCTACATCATCATTGCTTTTTTGAAATCATCAAAAGAATCTGATGATTTGTAGGTGTATCCGGCATCTTCAGGTGTACGATAAATGCGTGATAAAACCACTTCATCTGATTCTTTTTTGTATTTTTCTGATTTCACAATATTACAAAACATATGCATTTTATTACTTAAATTATTTAATTCTGAAACAAGTGTAGGATGGTTCAAATCAAATTGATTCATTTCTGAAATAATATTTGTAATTAGATGATCATACTCATTCGTTTTTTCTTCTAGAGATTGGATATCATTTGTAGAAATCACATTAAAAGCTTGCGGAGCTAGCGAAATAGCAAAGTCCGTCCATGCAGAAGTAACTTGCACAAGATTTATTGCATTACTTGCAAATTCATAAAATGCTTGCTTCTCTTGAGGGCTTAATCCTAGTTTCTGAACGCTAACAATCTGCACTGTTTCTACTGATTTTACTTGAATGTTTAATGCAGCAGGGACCACAAGACATGCAGAAATCGCCGCTGTTTTTAATTGCTTAAAAATAGGTTCTAAGCCTTCAAAAATAGGGTTTAATGATAGATTCGTCATAAGTCACCAAAGAATAAAAGTTTGCGAAGTTTACAACTTTTTAAAGAAATATAAAACTATTTTCTACAATGTGCAACAAAAAAGGGCTTTCGCCCTTTTGTTTTTATGCCCGATCTGTCATTCGACTTCGCATTCTTGCTTGTTGTTGTCGGTTGATTCGTTCAAGCTCTGCGGCGACAAGTTGGGCGATTTGTCGTTCATTTTGCCCTGCTTGTGCATTAATGGTGATATTGACCGCCATTGGTTGCATGGTTTGGCTTATGCTTGGACGAGCTGAAATTGGCGGTCGGCTATCCACCTGAATTGGTGCGGCGGTGGCAAGTCCGATACCTAAACCGCCAGCAATTAAAGCTTGCTTGCCGTAATTTAAGGCGTTCAGCGTGGCGATGCCTAGACGGTTTGTGGCTTCTTTGGTCATAACATATTCACCGCCATGAACAATGCCCATCGGTTGATATTTGCCGCCATTTCCTGTGTAACCGCCTTTTGCGTATTCTGGAATATCTGCCATTGCTGCCATGGTTTGACCAAGCACGCCATTTCCAAACGCGGCTTTCATGGTTTCTTCTTTTAATGCTTTGGCTTTTTGATTTTGCTCGTTGATTTTAGGTAGATTATCAATCAACCACTTCACGCCATCAATTAATAGTTGAAGTGGTTTTAATGCTAAATCAATGCCAAAAGCGACCCATTCGCCAAATTGTTTACCTGCACTTGCGGCGGCATCTAAATCTTCTTTTGTGCTTTGGATTGGCGAAAGAAGATTTGTAAACCAGTTAAATACACTTTCAATCCATCCGACAAACGGTTTGAATTTGTCGATGACGGGCTGTAATCCTGATTGCAACCCATTTAAGAACCCGCCGAAGAAAGATTTTACTTTTTCCCAGCTTTTATAAATATAAATTCCCGCTCCAACTACTGCAGCAACCACTACACCAATAGGGGAGAGTAAAAATGAGATAGATGAACTTAACCCGATAAAAATCATTCTCACAGGCATTGTCCATGCTTTCAATGCGCCTAATAATACTTTTAGTGTATTTAGTTTAGTGATTTTTCCTAGAAGGCCTGTTAGGGTTGTTTGTGCTGATGAAAAAATATTTGACCACCCACGGAATGAGAGTAAATTTTTATTAGATGCGATTGCTGCCTTTGTCGTGTAATTAAAGCTTTTTGCAAGCAGTGTATTTAGCCCAGTGAGTTTCCCGAATCCAAGTGCAACCCGTGCCATAGGATATAAAACAAAGCTTAATGCAAGACTTAGCGCACCAAATGCAGTAAGTGTTGTTCCTAATGCTGATGCGACAAGTAAAATTTTTCTAGCAAGTTCTGGGTTTGTTTCAATCCAAGCCTTAAATTTATCAACTATGCCGCCCAACTTATCTAATATGTTGTGTAAAGTTGGGGCGAGTGTGCCGCCAATTGCCGTTTTCAAGTTAAATAAGCGGTTTGTGAAAATTTGAGTTGACGCAGACAAGGCTTTCATTCTCGTTTCAAATTCGCGCCCCATTGATCCTTTTGCTTCTTCACTGTTTGCCAGTTTTACTTGTCTGCGCCAGTCATCTGTTTTCGACACTAATAATGATAGTGTTTTTGCGTGTTCTGTCCCGACTAAGTCTGCAATAGTGCCTAGTCGTTTTGGTTCTGGCAATCTATTAATTGCATTAACTATTTTTTCAAGCGTGCCTTGGGCATCTTTTGCCATGCCTAATTCGACTGCACTTGGTCGCAATCCTAACGCCGCCAATCCGTTTTTAACGGGTTTTTTCTTACTTGCTTGTGACAAGCGAGTGAAGATGGCATTGATGGCTGTCGCTGATTGTTCTTCTGTCGCCCCTGCAGTTTGCAAGGTTGAGCCTAACGCCGCCATGTTTTTTTCGCTGATTTTTGCGATGCCCGCAATCCCTGACACTCGGTTCATAAATCCGATGATTTCTGTACCTTTAGAAATAGCGTTATCATCAAGATAGTTAATAGCATCAGCCAGTTCGCGAGATGCTTTTGCCGACAAATGAAAGTTGTTTGTCACTTTTCCGTATTGTTCAACAAGTTCATCCGGATTAGCTGCATCAAACGCAACAGCCATTTGTGTGTTCAATCGCACAAAATCTTCAAGTTCATCTTTTGCCACATTCATTCTTGCCGCACTTTCAATCATGTTGGCAATTTGCACTGTCGTGAGCGGCAATTCTTTTGATAGGTCATGAATTTTGATTTTCCATTGGTCAAATTCTTGCGTAAAGTTCCCAGATTTATCTTTTAATCCATCGACCTGACGAGCGACGCCGATCATGGCATCTTCAAAAGGCATAAAATCTTTTGTGATGTTGGCGATTGGCGCAGTAATTGTCGCACCTGCCGCCATGGAT